CTGCTAAACCCTGGATAAATCCCGATGGGAGCTTACCTTATGAAACAGTTAAGGCTTTAGCTCCAGATTATATAGACAGTCTCGAAAGGGCTGGAGAGATTGAGAGATGGTTAAAGGAGCATCCTCAACAAAATGTCCACATTCGCATCACTATCGAAGACGAACGCTGGTAAAGGCCTTCAATATTTATTTGCATAATTACAAAATATTTGCTATATTTGTATATAGGAAATAAGATAATAATTAATTAAATAAATTAAGGCCATGAAAAAACAACCAGACAATTACTTATACCTCCTGAAGAAAGTTCACGGATGGTGCAAAAGACAAGGCATGACAGACCCAGAAATGTATTTCCAATGCACATTCAGGGAATTTCTCCGGAGATATGGTATGCTCCTCACTAAGATAGAGACCAGAAACAATCAGTATGGTGGTCATCATACTTTCACCTTCACACCGGCTCCGGGTACGGAAATATTTGGTGGT